GTCCTGGACCGGCACTGGGGCCGTGGCGATCGGATAGGGGCTGGCTGCCTCCAGCGCGCGGCAGATGTTGCTCACGCGCTCGTCGCCGGCCGTGACGTAGTCCACGCGCTCGATGCCCTCGCGCTCGTACATCTCGACCTTGCCGCGGCTTTGCGCCAAGGCGATCTCGCTGCGGGCCAACCGCTCCCAGTTGTACTCGGCGGCGCCGAACTTGCGGCGCAGCTGGTCGGCCACGATTTCCGGATTCATGCCGTCGTAGGCACCAGAGCCGAGGTCCGCGAGGATCTTGTCGCGCAGCTCGCGGGCGGTGCCGGCGCGCACCAGCTCCATCCCCTGGTGCTGAAGCTCGACGCGGGTAGCGCGCAATGCCTCGGTGATCGCATCGTCGACGGTCAGATCTGCCGCGGCGTTCGTCCACCCGCGCACCCAGGAGTGCCACACCGCGCGCGTCAGCGCGCCTTCGGTGGACGTGGTGGCACGGGTGAACTCGTCCCCGAGCGCGAGCAGCTCCGGCAGCGTGCTGCGATCGAACGTCCATCCGAGCGCCTCGGGTTCCTTGGTGGCGGCGTAGGCGCTCGCCTTGTGCACCGACAGGCCCATCGCCCGCAGGCAGCGATCTCGCGTGCGGCGCCAGGCGCCCAGCATGCCGCCGATACCGGACCGTTCCAGGCGCGGCAACTCGGGGTCGTCCTCAGCCCAATCTTCGCCACCGTCACCGCTGGGCGTGGCCTTGAGCCCAGCCAGCGTCGCGGCCTTCCATGCCGTGAACTCGATGCCGCCAGCGAACGCGGCGGCGTAGGCGTATAGCGCAGCCTTGATCTGCGCGGTGAGCCGACGCTGGCTCACGAGTTCGCGCGCAGCCGTGCGAGGTTCGCCGCCAGCTCGGCCGGGTCATTCGAGGCCTCGATCGCGGCGTAGAGTTGCTTGGCAGTGAGTGGGCCGTTGAGCATCTTGGAGGGCCGCCCGCTCCGCGGATCGCTGCCGGGCTCCGCAGGGCTGTCCGGGTACTCGCCACCGCCATCGAGCATCAGCACGGTTTGGGCGCGCAGGAAGCCCGCCTGGGCGGCCTTGAGCTCGTCGCGCAGGTTGGGCAGCCGCTGCACCAGCTTCCAGTCGCCTGGCTTCCAGGTCCTGCCCTGCAGGCGCAGGTAGGTCTCGATGAGGCGGCGCAACGCCGGCGCGCGCTGCTCCCAGCGCGTCTTCGCGCCCTGCAGGATCATCTCGACCTGGGCGTCGCCGCTGCGGTCGCTGGTGTTCCACGAGAAGCCCAGCATCCACGATGGCAGGCCGAGCTTCGAGAGGATCTGCTCGAGGAGGTGCCGCGCGGGCATTTCGATCTGCAGCACCTGCTCCGTGGCGCCAAGCACTTCGATCTCGATGGTGTCGTCAGGGCCGATGGCGTTGACGAAGTCCACGCTGTTGCCCTTGCGCTTGCCCTCCATGGCCGTGGCGAGGTTCGCGGCCAGGATGCGCTTGCGCTCCTCGAGCTGCGCCGCCGTGACCTTTTTATTCTTGGTCGTGTACGTGATGTTGAACGGCGGTTCGCCGAAGCGCTGCCAGACGCGATCGGTGGCGTTCTGGATCGAGAGCAGGATCTGCGAGACGAACTCGATCGAGCGCAGCAAGCTGGTGCCGTAGGGGTTGTCGGCCTCGGGCTGGAAAACGCCATAGATCAGGCTGCGCGGATCGAGCTTGCGGTAACCCCAGCCCGTGAGGCTGCTGGTCGTGATTGCGCTGCCAGTGGCTGTGCCACGGATGATGCGCTCCGCATCGTCGGTGCCATCGCCACGACCAGTCGCCGCGGTGCCAGGTGGTTGATACCAGACCTGCAGCCCGGACTCGTCACGGCAAAAGCGCACGCCCTTCGAATCGGCCACGCGCATGCCCTCGATCGTGCGGCCATCGCGCCCCACGACGAACTCGCCCACGGTGTAGCCCTGCTCGTACAGCTCGTTTCCCTGCCCGGTGTAGAAGGCTTGCAGGCTGGACTGCGCATCGTTTACCGGGACATTGGCGATGAAGTCCTCGATCAGCGTGACCAGGCGCTCGTTGTCGCCCTCGACGCCCACGATCCCGTCGAGCGTGACGTAGCGGTCGATGCTGCCGTCCAATGGCGGCAGCGCGCGCCGTAGTGCCTCGTAGAGGTACGGATTGACCTGGTTGGGCTCGAAGGCGCCGATCAGGCCGGACCAGGGGCCCAGCGGCCGAGCCGCTCGGATGGCGGTGCCAATGGCCCCTCCCGGGTTGCTGAACTTTCGGCCGGCGATGCCCTCGCCAAGGCGCTTGCGGGTGTCGGTGAACCAGCTCATGCGACTTCCTCCCAGGCTTCGGCCACGCGCTGTGCGCAATCGCGGCAGATGTGGCGGTGTTCCTCGATGGTGTTCTGGCTGCCGCGCGGCCATGAGACGTCGACCAGGACGTCGATGGCCGCATCGTCCTCGGCCGGCAGCTCGCACAGGGCGCAGTGCTGCCGATCTGAATTCGTGGGATACGTGACCGCGCGGCGCGGCCAAAGGCGTAGCGCGCTCATGCGGCACGCCTGGCGTACGCGCCCGAGCTGAAGACGTCGACCGCGAGCGCGTCCTCGTTGTAGAGCTTGCGCAGCATCTGCTGGCGCCGCGCGTCGATCTCGTGATCGTCGATCTTGGCGTAGATCGGGAACTTCGCGCCCTCGCGCGCGGTGTGGCTGGTCATGGCGTTGATCACGGGCACGTCGTAGGCCATGGCGTAGCCGCGGCGCTGCAGGCGCGTGACGATCATCTGCGTGGACCAATGCTTCGCCGGGGCCTTGACGATGACAACGTCCCCGTCCTTGCCCTCCTCCTCCAGCGGCTGGCCATCCTCGTCGATGCACGGAACCGACTGCTGGAAGTGGAACCCGGTCATGCGCGATTCGTAGTCGGCCGCAGCAAAGCGGTCGAGCTGCTGCAGGTCCTTCACCACGGCAGTGCCGGCGCTGCCCAGGTCCATGCCCCAGAACGCGCGGAAGCCGAGCAGCTCGTCGAGTGCGAAGATCAACTCGCACTGGGCGTAGTACGGCATGCCCTTGGCGCGCACGCGAATGCGATCGCGCAGCACGTCGCCCACCTGGGCGCTCAGCACCAACGCGGTCGGGTCGTTGCGCTCACCGAGGTCTCCGCCGGCCCAAAGGACGCCGTCGCGCGACGGCTCGATCCACGCCCGCAGCAGATCCCGCCACGCGTCCAGGCGCTCGTCGTCGCGCTCGGCGAATGGCGCGAGTTCCAGGGCGGCGTTCTCCAACTCGCACTCGCGGCCAGCCTTTCGGCCGTGCTCGCCCTTGATGAGCTCAAGGCGCTTGATCGTGACGTCCAGGCTGCGCTGGTTGGGATTCCAAACGAACTCGAGCACGCGGAAGTCCGGCACATCGACCACGTTGGGCTCGACGTCGGTGTAGCGGAACACCGGGCTCTCCGCGTCACCCCACAGGCCCAGCACGTTTCGCTGGTAACCCGGCGTGTCGCGGCCGCCATAGCGGCGCACCATTTCGGCGTCGCGCTCGGCCGACCAGAACGGTGCGGGCATGAGCGTCTTGGGCCAATGGAACTTGCGCCAACCTGGCGTCGACGCCGGAAGGTCCTCCGTCGCCGAGGCGCAGATGCGGTAGAACTCCGTGCTGCGATCACCGTCGGGCACGCTGTACGCGCGCTGCCGGCATCCGGGCTTGAGCGCGCGCGCGAATTCGGACCAGTGGCGCTTGTCCTTGAGCTTCGCCGCCTCCTCGAGGATCCCGAAGCCGTTGACGTGGACGCCGCGCAAGGCCTCGCCGTCGACGCCGGCCGGCCGGAATTCGATCACCGCGAGCGCGGGGCGCTCCGGGTGCTTGGGATTCGGGGCACGGAAGCGGAGCTGCACGTGCGGCGTTTTTCGGGGCTTTTCCCAGAATGCCTTGAGGTAGCTCTCGCCATAGCGCTCGTCGGCGCCAACCTGCATCTCGATCGCGTCGATGATGTCGTTGAGGTGGGTTTGCTGCGGGGCGGTCACCAGCGACGAGGCGACGAACTGGCCGCCCATGGCCGTGATCGCGCTCCACGCCAGCAGGACGATCATCTCGCGCGTCTTGCCCACCTCGGCCGCATCCTCGTGCACGACGTCCTGCTCCCAGCTGCGTACGCTCGCGCGCTGGTAGTCCCAGAACCTGTAGGGATCACCGGTGTCCGGCTCGACCAGGTAGGTCTCGGCCCACCGATCGGGCTCCTCGCAGACGAAGAGGTTGAGCAACTGGTCCCACGACACGCCGTATTCGCCGCGCTCGGCGAGCTGATAGGCCATGCCGTGCGCACGCAGCCACTCGTCGAGTTCGACCAGGAGCAGCGGCGACACCGTCCCGCGATCGCGGATCTGGGCATGGAGGCTCGACTGCTTCACGCGTCGGGAACCTCGTCGCCGTCCTGCGTGAGGGTGCGGCCGCGTCCGAAGCGGTTCATCACCGCGCCGAGCATCGACTGCATGGCGCCGGCTTGCTCCTCGCCAACCTTGGCCTGCTTCTGCGAGCGCGGGGTCGTGAGCAGCTCCGGCAGGTTGATGCCGAGCACGTCGAGCAGGCGCGTGTAGTGGAACAGCGCCGGATTGTCGACGTACTTGTGCGCGACGACCTTGCCGTCCCTGTCGTAGATCACATCGCCGTCCTTGGTGACCGCCGGGATCACCATGGCGAGGCCGTCCTCGGCGATCGACCGGCGCAGATCGTTCAGGAGCTGGACGGCTTGCGCGACCTGGCTGGCGAGCAGCCCGTGCATGCTGGCGTATTCGCCGGTGGTGAGCGATTCGATGATCGCGTCGAAGGCGTCGACGTAGACCGACTTGTCGAGGCAATCGCCGCCGGCGCGCGTGAGCCCGCGCTGCACCAGGCTGCAGGGCGCCTCGGCGCGTTCCGCATTGTCCGGATGCACGGGGCACGTGGTCAGACACGGCTTGCCGAACGTCTTGGCCAGGGTGTGGGCGCCGTGGTCGAAGTGGCGGCGGTACGCGGCGCTGTGCTGGCCGTGTTTCCAGGCGTTGCGCGACGCAATCGCCTTGCCGTCGTCGCTGGTCGGGCCGGTTGCCGCGGCCGCGCCAGAGGGGCTCGCGGCGCGGCGCTGGGCGAGCGCAGCCTCGCTCAGCGTGTAGGGCCGCTTCGCGGGCGGCGCGGAGGGATTGAGGTTCTCGTCAGCCACGGCGCGCGCTTGTAGCACGCACGCCCGGACCTGTCGTCCGGGCCATGGCCCCGCGGATCCGGCGTAGATGGCGGCGCGAGAGCCCGAAGAGCCGGGCCAATTCGTCGTCGCCGAAGCGCCCGCTGGCACTGAGCTCGCGCACGTGCCGGTCGCGACGCGGCACGTAGAGCGCACGGAAGAAATCCTGACGCGTCGGGATATGGGCCTTCTGCCCGCCCAGCTCATCGAGCACGGCGGCCAGCGCATCGATGCCGATTCGCGCGGCAAGCACCACCATCGCGTTCGTGGGGCACGGGTCGACCGATGCCTCGGCCACGATTGCGCGCTCCAGGTCCGTTACCGGCTCACCTGGGCGGCTGAAATCAGTTCGACGAGGCCTCATCCTTCGCTCCCTTGTTGAGTTTCTTGCTCAGCCACATCGGCATGCCCGGATGGCGCGTGCCCAGCACCTCGTGCTGTCGCTCACTGCGCAACCGAACGCTGCGGCGGCGTTCGGACACGTCGAGGTAGCGCCGCGTCGTTTCGATGTTTTCGTGCCCCAGTACCGAGCGGATGCGCTCGATGTCGGTGCCGTCGTCGTAGAGCTGGGTCGCGAAGGTCACGCGGAACCGGTGCACGCCCCAGGATTCGAGTTCGGCGCGGCGCGCGGCTCGCGCGACGAGGAGTTCGATGCCGTAGACGCCCAGCGGCTTGCCCTTTGCGGGCCGACTGAGCGCGCACCAGACGCGGTGGTGCCGCGATGCGCCTGGCACCCGGTCGCGCTCGTTGAGCCAGGCGCGCAGCTCGTCGAGCACGGGCCCCTCCATCGCGACCTCGCGTTCCTTCGCTCCCTTGCCGACGAAGCGCACGATGCCCACGCGCTCGGTGAACTCCAGCTGCCGCAGCTCGAGGGTGGCGCACTCTTCGCGGCGCGCGCCGCTGCAGAGCAGGAACATCAGCACCGCGCGGTCGCGCTTGGCGATCGCGGTGTCGCCACCGACCGTTGAGAGCATCGCGCGCAGCTCCTTGCGCCGGTACTTGCGCGCGACGCGCTTCGCGGCGCGCGGGCCCTGCGCGGCCACGGCGCAGTTCGGGCCGAGCCCGACGCGATGGCGCCAGTCGTAGAAACTCCGCACGGCGCGCAGCTGCTGGCCGCGCCAGGCCGCCGAGTTGTGGCGCGCCATGAACAGCCAGCGCTGCCAGGCGTCGATCTGCGCGAGCCCGAGCGCGCGGAAGTCCCACTCGGCCTGCGTCGCCACGTAGCCCAGGAACCGGCCGACGACCTCGGCGTACCGCGCGCACGTCGTGGCACCGCGCAGCCCCCGGCCGATCACCAGGTGCTCGATCCAGCGCCACACCTCGGCGATGGCGCCCTCGGGCAACACAAGGCCCTCCACCCGCCGCATGGTCGCCGCCAGCGCGCCAGGCGTCGCGAGGATCTGCGCCCGCATGTCCAGCGCGGCGCTCATGCCGCGATTGCCACGCGACGGGCCCGTGGTCGGGTTTCCCCCGGACCCCCTTCCCATTTTTCGAGGCCCCAGTAGTTCTGGGGGGGGCCTGCTCCTAACGAATCTTTAACAGGGGGGGAGGTGGCCCCTGGCACCCACCGTCCGGCACCGGTCCGTACCACCCCGCCGCAGCCCACAGCCACAGCGGGCCGCGCAGCACCCACCATTCCGGCTTCCGGGTTCGATCCCTTTTCACGGGTGACTGCGACCCTGCCGGGCGCGGCCAGCGGCGTGGCCCTGCCCTTGGAAAGGGAACAACGGTGAATGCGCTGGCTTTGAGCAGGCGAACGCCCGCCGAGTGAGGGCCTGATTGCCAGCCTGGCGCTCACGCCTGGGCTCCTCGCGCGCTGGCCACTCGCTGGGCCAGCTCGGCGTCGGTGATCTTGCCCAGGCTGTGCAGCTGCTTCGCCCAGCCGATCGCCGCGGCTGCGGGATCCTCGCGTGGCTGCTCCGGGCTGGATCCGCGCGGTGGCGATGTGGCCCTGGGCTTTGCTGCCCTGCTGCTTGCCGTGCCCTCGCGATCGGCGTCGTCCATGCGGCCTCGCACCATGCCCAGGACGTAGGCCATGGTGGCGTGGCCCGCATCGATGGCCTCGCTTGCCGCATCGCCGAAGTGCCCTGGCTGTGCTCCTCGCTCCAGCAGCTGCAGCAGCAGTGGGTTGCTCGGGTTGACCTTCGCGATGCCTGCAGTTCGCATCGCGATGCACGCTTGTGCCGCTGGCGTTGTCGGCTTTGCCGATGAGGCGCGCGCGCCTGGTGCGGTGGGTGGATCGTCGCGCGAGTCAGCTTGCGCACCCTCTCCTACGAAGCGAAGAGCCTTTGGAGTCGGAGACGGAGTCGGAGTTGGAGACGGAGTCGGAGTTGGAGACGGAGTCGGAGCAATGCTAGTAGCAGGCTCGCACGCGTCCTGTGCTGTGCTAGCAGCAGTGCTGTTAGCTGTGCTGTTAGCACGTCTGATTGCCGCGTATTCGGGTACTCGGCGGTCGGCTTCCGCCTCGCCATAGCGGCGGACGATGGCGTTCCACTTGCCCTTCGCCTGGCGCGCTGGGAAGCCCACTGCCCAAGGCTGATGCTCCTCCCAGTCGTGGATTCGATAGGCCCCGGATTCACCGTCGAGCCAGCCCACTTCGGCCAGCGCTGCCACGAAGGCGCCATCGTCACCAGGCCAGTCGACGGCGAGCTCGATGTCCTCGTCCGTCTGCCCCTCGAGGCTCCCATCGGGCTTGTTCGCCGCCACCCAGATGAGCAGGCGCGTGAGGCCCCAGCATCCGTCGCCACCCAGGCGGCGATGCAATTTCCGCGTTTTTGGATGCGTCGGAAATTCAACCTTCAGCCTGCAGTCGGTCACGCTCATAGCGCGCACCAACGGGCTGAGGCGACCGCTTCATTGCGGTCGAGGTGAGGCCGGGTAGGATGTCGCTGCGGCGCTTGTGGCGCCGTGCGGAAATTGCAGTGCACGATGTCGGCCTCTCAGCCGCACCGCGCCTAAGTAACTGACGGCACTGTATATTATGTCAATTACGAAGCTATCAAACACCGCAGGCCAGCCCTGCCGGGTCCGCAACGACCCCTCGCCCCAACCGTCATCGCGGCGAAAGCCGGGACCCAGTAGAGGGTTGGCCGTTAACTCGGGAAAAGTCCGACAATCCTCTGTAAGTCAATGAACCGTAAAGTTTTCGGGGCCGGCACCAGAGGACTTC